ATGGGAAGAGATGGCAATCAGAGATCGCACCAATGCGATGGATATTGTTGCTCGTTACTCAAAAGCGATGACAGATGTACATGGAGCACAGAATGATCCAGCACGCCGTAACGCAGAGTCACGGCTACAACAGGCGCTGATGCAGGGTCACATGTTATTTGATGACATTCACGCAGCACGTCGTTTAGCATTTAGTTCTTCAGGACAGGGTTACTCTGACTTCTATAACTACCGCTGGCAAGCAGGTAAGAAGTATGGAACTGTACCTGCCCTTCGTCAGATGCACGAGTACTGGCAAGCATCAAAGAAAAAAGAAGCAGATGAAACTTACGGCATTGAACTACCAGATACCAACACTCTAATTAGGAGAGCGGCTACATACCGAGCAAAGGGATAACACTTGAACGTACTACTATCACTAGACGGAATACTAAGTTCGGAATCAGGCGAACCAAACCGAGCGGGAGTACTCCTTTACTACGCCCTAAACAATAACAACCGAGTCGCCATCATCACCTCTCGCAAGAAGGAAGATGCCGAGCACTGGCTCTTCTCTCACGGAATCATCGGATATGACGATTTAATGTCCGTTGAAGTTCACCTTGAAGGTGAAGATTTAAAGAAACGACAGTTTACTCTGAGTCGTAGTCGCGCTCCTATCGAGATGTATGTTGACTCTGACCCTTCAATGTGTGCGTGGGTCTTTGAGCATCATGCCGTACCCACTATCTTGCTTTCACACCCTAGTTACATTCCAGTTGAGTTCCGCCCAGATGCCCCACAAGGTGTCCGTAAGTGGTCTGACATAGAGGCTGCTATTACTCGTGTGAATGTTGCTAAGTCAAAGGGTGCTGGTCAGCCTAAAGACTTAGAGTTCTGGCAAGATTAATGAACATCATATTCTCTGGTGCTGAGGTAGGTTCTAATCGAACTCTCCTGGAGGGCCAAAAAGTTACTTACATGGGCATCAACTACTTTAACCTGCGTAAGCGGGGATTGCCCAAGACTAAGTTGTGGCTTATAAGCGAACATTTTACTCCAGAAACTCAGGTCTATATTGAGTCTGGTGCTAAGCAAGCCGAGAAGAATAACCTGTCCCGCCAAGAGTTAGTTAACTTGGCCGCTGATTACCAAGAGTTTCTAGTCAACAATGCTGATCGAGCATTTGCCTTTACAGAGTTTGACTCAACAGTATTGGGCTTGGAATGGGTGAAAGAACAGCGCCCCTTTTTCAGTAACGATCCAAAACTATGGGTAGTATGGCATCAAGAGTACGGAATACAAGAGTTAGCATCTATGTCCGAATTATACCAAAATGTCGTTATACCTAATGAGGCGATAGAAGCCCTAACTAACTTGGCGGCCCTAACAAGGAGTTACTCCAGACAGTTTGGAACTAACTTTCATGCCCTGGCTTGTGCTAAACCCGACAACCTAAGACAGATACCATTTGCCACAGCAAGCACAATGTCATGGCTTTCACCGATGCGTAGAGGTGAGACGATCGTCTGGGATGGTAGCAAGTTAGTTCGTTACCCAAAGCGAATGAAGGATCAAGCACGACCTCGCTACAAGGCAATACTACAGAGCGCAGGGCTAGACTATTCAGCGTTTACCGCAGATACTAACCAAGAAGGTACTAAGGTAGCCGTCTGGTCATATAAGAAACTAGAGGAATCAATGGATAAGAAAAGCCCTAACTTCCACATCATTGAGGGTGGAAAAGAACCCGTAGTATCTGATAACAGCGAGGATACCCTATACAGCGGTTTGATGGAATTAGGGGGTATACCTTCTGATAACAGTGGTGCTGATATGCGGAAAAAAGAACCAACAGAAGTGATCCAACGCTCCCCAGAAGAGATGCAAAATCTCCCTGTTTTTGGTTTTAAGATGAAAACAATTGTCGATACCGATGATGAAGGTCGAGAGGTTTTAAGAGATGTTCCAGTTATTCAAACGCAAAATTCGTCGCTACGTCAATGTGACACTTGCTTTGTCGCCGCTAACTGTCCTGCTTTCAAGCCTAGTAATAATTGCGCTTTTAATCTTCCAGTAGAAGTAAAGACTAAAGATCAACTCAAAGCATTGATGACTGCAATGATTGAAATGCAGGGGCAAAGAGTTGCTTTTATGCGTTTTGCTGAAGAAATGAATGGTGGATACGCAGATCCCAATGTATCTCAAGAAATAGATCGCCTATTTAAATTGGTTGGCAATCTTAAAGATATGGAAACCAATAAAGAGTTTATCCAGATCACAGCACAGCGTCAATCTTCTGGCGGAGTGCTCTCTGCGATCTTTGGAGATCGTGCTCAGGCACTTCGAGAGTTGCCAGAAACTCTGAAAGAAGAGAGTGTGACAAGGATCATCTCGGAATCTATCGAAGACTAACTTATCTGATAACAGTAAGTGGAGGATAGTGGATCAAGGTGGATAGGCTTTTACCCTTTTGTCCAACGCAAAAGTAGTAAAGCAAGTTAGCAAGTATGTGATAGGTTTCCAACCATCACAATGAACTCCCTTGTGAGGGGTATTTAATCATTTATAGAAATAGGGTAGGTGTATGTCGTTATTTTCATTTAAGTTAGCCGAAGAGTTTGTGGCTCCGTATCGATCAAAGCAAGCGCCATTTGGATACCGAGATGCTGCTGGTAACTCCGTAGGTGAGATCACTTTCTTGCGTACCTATTCACGACTTAAGGCAGATGGTACGAAAGAAACTTGGGTAGATGTCTGCGAACGAGTCATCAACGGTATGTACTCGCTTCAAAAGGATCACGCCAAAGTAAGTCGCCTACCTTGGTCAGATGCCAAGGCAGCCTCATCTGCTAAAGAAGCCTTTGATCGACTCTTCCAACTTAAGTGGACACCACCTGGCCGAGGACTATGGGTAATGGGAACTTCGCTTGTCAATGAACAGCGCAACTCCGCAGCCCTTCAAAACTGCGCCTTCGTATCTACGGGATCAATGACCAAGAACGATCCAGCAAAGCCATTCGCATTCCTAATGGAAGCATCAATGCTCGGAGTGGGCGTTGGCTTTGACGATAAGGGTGCAGATAAAGAATTTAACATCTATGAACCACAAGGAGAATACACCTATGACATCCCAGACACCAGAGAAGGATGGGTCGAGTCAACCGCAGCCCTCATCAATTCCTTCCTACGACCAGATTCGAAAACTCCAGTATTTGGTTACGAAGCGATCCGCCCAGCAGGTGAACCGATCAAGACGTTTGGTGGAACCGCAGCGGGAGCAGAACCCTTAATTCGTTTACATAACTACATTACAAAGATGTTTACTGGTCGTGCTGGCCAGAAACTAACTCGTGTAGATATTGCTGACATCGGAAACATGATTGGTGTTTGCGTTGTATCAGGCAACGTTCGTAGATCAGCAGAGTTACTTATTGGCCGCGTAGATGACCAAGACTTCCTTAATTTAAAGAACGCAGAGAAGTTCCCAGAGCGTAACTCTTATGATCCTGCTAACCCAGGCTGGGCTTGGATGTCTAACAACTCTGTCGCAGTTAATGTCGGAGATAACTTAGATAACATCATCGATGGCATCGCTCGTAATGGTGAGCCAGGAGTTATCTGGATGGACATCTCTAAGCAATATGGTCGTCTTGCTGATCCAATCAACAACAAGGACTGGCGCATTGCTGGTTACAACCCTTGTGCTGAACAATCACTTGAATCATACGAGTGTTGTACTTTGGTTGAGACTTACTTGAACCGTCACGAGAACCTTGAAGACTTCAAGCGCACTTTAAAGTTTGCTTATCTTTACGCTAAGACTGTTACTTTGCTTCCAACTCACTGGGAAGAAACTAACGCCATCATGCAGCGTAACCGCCGTATTGGTACATCTGTATCTGGTGTTGCTAACTTCGCAGATAACAAAGGACTTCCAATTCTGCGTCAGTGGATGGATGAAGGTTACAAAGTCATCCAAGGCTACGATAAGACTTACTCCGAATGGCTTGGTGTTCGTGAGTCAATCAAGATGACTACTGTTAAGCCATCAGGCACAGTAAGTATCTTGGCTGGTGAAAGTCCAGGAGTTCACTGGACTGTTGGTGGTAAGTATTTCTATCGCGCTATTCGTTTTGCTAATAGCGATCCGATGCTTCCGCTATTTCAAATGGCTAACTACCGAGTAGAACCCGCATCGGAATCGCCCGAAACAACTTCTGTTGTATTTTTCCCAGTAAAGTCTGAGGCTAAAAGAAGTGAGAAGGATGTAAGTATCTACGAGAAGATGGCACTCGCTGCTACTGCTCAACGATACTGGTCTGACAACTCTGTATCTGTAACTATCTCTTTTGATCCAGAGACAGAAGCCTCGGCTATTGGTACGGCTTTACATATGTACGATGGTCAACTAAAGACTGTTTCGTTCTTGCCTTCTGGTAATGCTGTCTACCCACAGATGCCTTACACACAGATTACTGAAGAAGAGTATGAAGCAGAGGGAGTAATGAAACTATTCCCAATCGACTTGGCTGGTGTATATGCTGGTATGGCTTCTGATGCTATTGGTGAGGCTTACTGTACGACTGATGCTTGCGAAGTGAAGTTAATTAAAGATAACCAGTAACGCTTCTGGTATTGCTTTGGCTTAAGCCCTGCCTTCTGGTAGGGCTTTTGCTATGGCTTTGGTTCTAACTTGTCTACATAACTACCGATTGGCTCTGCGTGTTCATCACAGCAGAGTGAGCCATCTACCCAGATGTACCATTCAACTGGTTGTAAGCAATCCTCAACATAGCAATTCATGCTTCTGGTGTCGCTTCACAAACAAACCCACTATGAGAAGCAAGGATTCGCTCACATAAGATGCTGTTTGACATCATCTTGCCCTGCTTCTTGGTAAGTCCTTTGGCTGGGTGGGTATCTAAGATGTTGTTACAGGTAGGACAGACAAGCACAAAGTTATTTTTTAGCGGGGGTCTGTCGCCGTAGGTCTGTATCTTCCAACCCAACTGAACTAACTTGCCCCAGAACAGTTCTTCTACCTCAATGTCGGCAAAGGGCTCACTCCAGTCAAGAGGTAACTCTTCCTGATGCCAACCCTCTTGGTAGGACTTACTTCGTGAATGCTCTTGCTTCTCGTAATGCTTCTGCTTTAACTCTTGCTGATATTGCTTGTACGGATCTTTGATCATTTAATGCCCCCTAACTAACTAACTTCACCTGGCCGCCAGGTAGAGTTACTTTGGAGATAGCCCCCCGTCATTTCTGACGAGGGGCTTTCCCTATCTACTGCGTTTTTGCTTCTGCTATGGCTTTTGCTTTTGCTTTCGCTATTGCTTTGGCTTTGGACTCAGGGAACTTTGCCAGCCATGCTTTCGTTCTGGCTGTCATACCTTTCCACGAAGCCCAGTTTTCGCCCCCGTTGCTCATGTGATAAGCAATTTGGGCGTTAATCACAGGGTTTAGCAATTCGGCATTAGATTCTAAGCCAAACTTTTCTCTGCGATCTGCGCCTAACCCACCGATCATATTGATCTGGAATACTCCGTATGAACTGTCACCAGTATTACGGTTTCCGTTATAGGCGAGTGGTCGACCATTTGATTCTTTCTTCGCTACTGCCCATGCTTCTCGTAAGTCTTTCCCTTCGAACCCAACCGCATTTAGTAGTTCTACTAACTGGTGGTCAGTCAAAGAGTCCGAGTTCTGATACTTGGACAGGATTACTTGCTTGTATTGCTTTACTGCGACTACCGCTTCGGCTTTGGTCGGGGTAAAGGCTGGCGGTAAACCGACAACCCCATTAAGTACCACGAACATCGCTGTAAATAGCGAACCGAATACGATCTTGCCTTTTCGAGTTAGTTTCATCATCACTCCAAATAGTCATTGACAGTTTCACCTGCTTTTGACTGGTTGTGACGAAGGCGATGTAAGTATCGCTCTGTCGTCTGTATTGATTGATGACCTAGTCGCTCTTTAACCTCATGGACATCTACCCCGTTTTTTAATAACTGGGTAGCGTTTGCGTGCCTGAGATCGTGAGTTCTAGGACTCCAATCGATGCCTGACTTGGCTATTGCCTTGTTCCAGATCGTTCTCCATACATCTCGTGGAAGGTGACTCGATTGATCGATGAAACCCTGTTGCTTCTGGTATGGCTTCTGGTATGGCTTTGCCTTTTGCCTATGCTTTCGCACCGACTCTCGGCAATCTCCACACCTACAACCACCATGCGTGTAGGCATACAGCGTTCCATGCTGGAACTGTTTTCCGTCTTTTGCGAATGGTCGCTCAGACATTTTATTCTCTCCACGAGAAGCCTCTATTTTACTTTCTATGGTCACTAGTGACCTAGGGAAGAGCAGATCATCTTTTGCTAGGGCTTTAGCCTTGACATGAGCCTTAATCTCCTGTAACAGGGCTTGGCTTAGCACTAGGCTTCGCTTATGACCTGACTTGGTCGCATCAACTACCAAGAATCGACTGCTATGGCTTTTGCCTAGATCGCTCACTCTTCGCTGTACGAACACCTCTCCCGAAGTGAAGTTGATGTCCTTGACTCGCAACTCGGTGGCTTCACCGAATCGGCAACCCGAAGCAATCAAGAATTGCGCGAATAATTGGGCATTCTTATTCGGTAAATGCTGAATTATGGACTTGAACTGCTCTGGCTCTAATACCTGCTGTAAGTCGGCATGGCGTTGCTTAATCCTTATCCCATGAGTCGGGTTACTGGCTAACTCACCCGTCTGGACTAGTCGCTTAAAGGCAGACCCCAGAGAGGCTTTGACTTGCCTCAGCGTTGCTGGTTGAACCCCACTTAACTTCAACTCTTCCAGCAGGTGAACTAACTTTCGGCGGTCAATGGAAGTTACTTTGAGATGCCCAATCTTCGGCAGGGCATACTGCCTAAGCACCGACTCGTATCCTTTGCGGGTGATAGGCATGAGATCAGCAACGGGCAACCACTCTTCGATATAGGTGGCTAGGGTCATAGAAGCCCTAGAAGCCCCCTCTGAGTCCGATCGCTCGGCTTGTAAGGCGTGGTATTCGGCTTCGGTTTTCGTATCCCAAGTGCCAGCAGAGAGCCGTTTACCGCCCTTGCGATAATAGCCAGTCCAACGATCTTTACGCTTTACGGCATACATAACTAACTTTCCCCCTTCCGCTGCGTGTTACCCGTCAGTAACCTACTGGTGAGTAATGTTACTGGTCAGTAACTTAAAGGTCAAAAAATAGCCCCTAGACCAAAACTGATCTAGGGGCGTAAAGGCTAAGGCTTAGGGAATCTGCTTCGAACTAACTTTATTTAATTTAGCAAAAGTTACTTCACGCTCGAAGTAACTTTAGGTCACCTTCAGAAGTTACTTATCTAGTTCAATCTCGATCTGGTTTGCTCTCTTACTCTGCCATTCGGTGATCGTTTCTTGCTTCCAGATAGGCGTTCGCCCCATGTAGCGGTCTGGCTCTGGAAGGGTGCTTCGCTTTCGATAGGTGTAAATCGTTTCCACCTTTAGACCCGTTAAGGTAGCGATGTCGGTACTTGTTAGCCATTCGCTCACTTAGTTTCACCATTCTTTGATTTAGTTTCATCTGGACTCTTCCCCCACTTTAATTCTTTAGTTTGAGTATCAGCCCATAAGTACGGCGATGAAATACCGACTTTGAAATCGTAATACTCTGGTGCTTTACGCTTTAAGTTACTTTGATGCGATAGGTGTAACACTTCATCACCAATCCAGAATGGAAGTCCTGTATCTGGAAGTAACGCATGAACTGCCACGAATCTAGCGAGCATCGTGTCCTGATAGCCCCTAGCACGCCACTCCATACAGATCGCCATTCCGTATTCGCATAAGGCGCGTTCATGTCCACGCCACATTTTAGTAGCAGGGTGATTAACCCAACCTTCGCTATTACCGAGAAGAGCATTAAGAATCTGCCACGCTTCAACGCGCTGTTTACCTAATCGCCTGTAATCAAGTGCCATAGCAGTTTTACCGAACTCGGCATAAGGCATGAATGTATTTACCATTTATATTTCCCCTTCGATATTAGTGCTGTCGCACTCTCTACACTCTGGCGGATAAGTTTCATCTAATCGTTCTCGATCACCTGCGTAGTTATCTACGCAATTTTCTTGATCGAAGATACTTACTTCGAACTCTAAGTAAGCAGTAATGAACTCTTTAGTGTTACCGCAATCTAAACATTTAGGCATCGTTCACTCCCTATCTAGTCCATGTAATTTCGCCATGAGTATCGCATTCGAACTCGATTATCGTTTCTTCTCCGCGTAAGTAAGTACCGCAATTTTCGCAATAACCTTCATCTACAAGATGTGGCATAGTCCAACCGCATACATCTGAGCAATCGCATTCTT